TATCTTACGACAGTTTTTCTTGGCTGTCAACAAGTTTTACTTCACGATCAGCAAGATATTGCTTGATCCCTTTGGCGTTCACATACTCGTAACCGTCAAGGATGAAGTTGTAGGCGTTACCAATGCGAGTGATGGTTTCGCCAAGAGCGTACATATGGTAACGCTCTTTGCTTGTCACGGTGTACTGACTCATGCCAGCAACTCTTTGAAGCGCTCAGCCACTCGGCCCAGACGGGAACTCGATTCAGTGGCAGCTTCCAGAAGCTTGGTGCGTTTCTGGATTTCAGCTTCGTGTTCAGACTTCTGAACTTCGATAGCTGCTTGAGCCACTTCCAGTTGAGCCTGAGCGTCAGTGAAACCTTTCAGGGCTTCAGCCACCAGTTGGTCTGGAGTCTTGCTGGCCTTCTTGCCGAACAGGTCAGAAATGGCAAACTGGGTTCCTACGGTTGGTTCGTTGCGAGTAGTCATTTTGTTTCCTCCGATGTGTTTGATATGCCTTGTCAGGCTGTGTGGTGAATTGTAGAGACTTCCCTGTCCCTTGTCAACACCTTTTAGTGAATATCTGAGTAACGGTCCCCAAATTGTGTTTCACAGTCTAGCTTACGACGTAGGCCGTAGTCACTGTTCACCTTGTATACAGCGTCCTTGATGATCTTAGCGATCTTAGCACGGTTCTCTTCAGTGTCACGCATACAGATGATGCATTCGTCGTGGAACGAACCTGTCAGGCGCTTAGCAGCAATGCCCCATTCTTTCACCAACGCTGTGAGGATGTTATCCACCCACATGTCAAAGAAATAGCTACCAGTACCTTGAGCCAGTGTAGAGAATCGGTCAGACTCTTTACGCAAGCTGTAGCAGAACCCGTTGATAGGGTTGATCAGCCACTTGTTACCACGTGCATCCTTGAATACCACCTGTTCATCAGCAATAGCCTTAACAGACCAGTTCAGCTTCCAGTAAGCTTCGTGGAGGATTTTACCCTCTTCCAGAGCAACACCAGCAGCTTGAGCAATCTTCGCAGCACCAGCATTATACACGGATGCATAGTTGGTTGTCTTGCCTTTCTTACGAGCAGCCTTGGCGTTCGCACTCTTGTTACCAACCTTGAAGTCATCAAACTCCTGTTGCGTAATCATCTTGGCAATCAATGCCATGAGGATGTGCGGATCGAAGTCATCAGCCTGCATGGTTGCCACATATTCAGGGTCATGAGGCAGCATAAAATGGTGCTTAACACGGTCTTCAAGGGACGACATGTCAGAGCCTACCAGAATGCGTTTCAAGCCTGCAATCAATGATCCACGAATATCATAGCCATACGGCTTGTCAGTACCCGGCAAGTTTACCAGCTCACGGTGCTGTACACGCAGGGTGTTTGTGAAGCCACCAATACGAGCCTTCAGGTATTTGCCATCCGTCATGTCACGGAAGAAGCCCTTGAGGACGTTACGGCGGTTCTCTGCCACCTTGTAGTCAGCATACACCTTAATCGCTGGCACTTCCTCAGCGAGGTCTATGAGGCTGTGGCACAGCTCTTTACCGTCATCACCACCAACAGAGATTTGAGGAATTGCACGCTCTTCTGGTCGTGCATTCTTCCAGCGATCCCACTGGTATTTGTTGGCCTTGCCTTGTGGCTTGGAGGCTACCCAAGCATTGAACGCCACTTCATCCTTTTCATACTTGAAGGTTTGAGGAACCCATCCCTTGCTAAACAGGAAGTCCTTAACCTGTGCCGGACTACCCGGATTCGGCTCTTCATTCTTGTTCCATACACGGTAGAAAGGATTACCAAATTCATCATTGCCGTCTTCTGGATCAACATACACCATGACAGCACCTGTCTCAGGGTCTTTGTCACCCTCAGCCAGTAGACGCATTGTTTCATCCCACTTTACCCAATGGGCGTTACGATCCCCATTCTTCTTGAATGGATCAGCCTTTGGCTGGCTCTTCTTGACATATTTAGGAACCATTGGCATAACAGCAGCCAAGCCTTCCCGAGCGCTGGCTACGATCACTTCCAGCTTCTCAAGTGCCTCACGGCAGTGTTCTACGTCAACTTCCCAGCGTGTACTCTCTTGCAGGGCTGCACAATCCATCTTGAACATCAGGAACGTGAGGATGGAATCAATCGCGTGTTCAACACTACGACCAATCATGTCGTCGATTGGAATCCATTCATCTTTGGAGATACGAGTACCACCAACATTGATAATGTTGCCAGTCTTTTCGTCTTCCTGTCCTTCGTCAATTAGCTTCTGGGCACGTGAGTACATGTCCACCAGACGCTCACGCAAGTCATCCCACAAAGCAACGTTAATCTTAACGTCCTCTTGGCAACGATGTTGCATACGGTCAAGGAACTCTTCAAGGCTTTCGTCTTCGCCCTGTTCCCAGCTATCAATCGTAGGCTTGGCAATGCCGTAGTCTTCGAAGAAGCTATCCAAACCGTGCATACGACGATCAGGGCTCAAGTACCAGCTCAGTGCGAGTGTATCGATCACCATCAGATCATCGAGATTCACCTCAGCCGCTTTCAACTCTTCGGACAGCAAGAGCTTCACCAGCTTGGCGTCATAACCAATACCGTTGTGCATTACAACTGGAATGTTGTTGACGATATGGTATTTGAAGAATGCCACCACTTGTTCTTTGTAATCTCGGCCAGCACGATCTTTCTTGTCACGGCGAACAGTCGCTTCAATAAAAGCACCTTGAAGCTTTGGACTCTGCATCTTGTACGACATAACGTGCATGGTTGTTACGGTATCCAGCAGACCATCAGCTTCGAAGTCGCAGACAGATGCCAGATGCCAGTTGGTAATAGCTTTCATGTAACCCTCCTTAAACGATGAGGGCCACTATACCGAAGCATAGTGGCCCTGTCAACCTTAGTCGTCTTGTGCTGCTAACGCTGCCAGATACTCTTCCTTCACCTTTGGATTCCGATCAAGGTAATCGTCAAGGTCGTACAGAGTGTGTACCTGATTGTCGTAGAAGTATTTGCCAGCTTGTGGCGACGTGTTACCCGTCCAACGACACTTGGTCATCTTCATGGTTGTCACGTTTCGTTCTACCTCGTTTTCAGCCTCTTTGTTACGTGTGAACAACAGGTTGCAAGCAGCCGATTTGAAGATTGCAGACGATCCTTGGAAGTCTTCTTCGAACAGGTCAGCACCAGCAGAGTTAGCCTTACTGCCACCAGCGCTCTTACGAACGTGGTTGATCAGGATAAAGCTTACATCATGGCTCTTCACCATGCCTTTGAGCCACTTCATGAAGACAGCTTGCTCTTCGTTGCTCATACCATCCATGATATCTTGAAGCGGGTCAATGATAATCACCTTGCACTCACATGCAACGATAAGCTCCATGATCTTCTCTTTGATATCATCAATCGAGCCATCACGCTCTTCAACCAAGTGCCAACGGTGCGATCCGTCAGGCAGGAAGAACAACTCTTGAGCCTTCGCTTCAACGTCTGGGCTATTCAACAGCTCCAGCTTCTCAGCGTCATCCTCAATAAGGTCAAGCTTCTTACCGATGTGTCGAGACAGCATCTTGTTGCCGTACTGGGCACAATCCGATTCAAGCGACAGAACACCCGGCTTGTGTGGACTGTGGAAAATCCAGTGGTAGACACATTCGTCTACAATTGTCGATTTACCTGTACCCGACGCAGAGCCCAAGTTGGTGATGGTTTTAAGTGGAATACCACCAGCCATCATCTTCTGCACTTTCTTCATGAATGGCGGCAATGGAATCTTTGGTGTAACAGCCGCTTTCTTCATCAAGTTCATCAGAGAGCCAGAACCAACAATACCCGATGGGGTATAAGGCACAGCCTTGTAGAACTCTTGAACAAAGTTAAACTCCTTGCCTACAGCAATGTTACGGTCCTTGTCCCACATATAGCTGTTAGGGTCTTTCATGGACATTTCCATGATGTAAGCCTTACCCTTCGGCAGAGCCTTGCAAACCTTCTCAGCAGCCTCACGGCCAGCCGCATCGTTGTCCATACAGACGATGATACGTTCAAAGCGGTTAAACCACTCGTATTGCTTTACAATCTGCTTCTCGCAGCCTGTCTCACCGATGGTTGGCGACACAACTGGGATTGGATCATACTGTGTTCCGTTCTTCGCGTTGTTACGGTTGTTGGTGTCAGCCAGCATCTGGAATGCAGACAGTTGGTCAACCTCACCACCAACGATCAGGCAGTATTTACCACGTGCCCGAATAAACTTGAACTGTCCAAACAAGTGACACTCACGACCAGTCTCGCCTAGCGGACCCGGTGTTTTGAAGTCCTTTGGGTGCCCACGTCGCTTATAACCCGACAGGACAAAGCCATGATCGTTCTCAGCCTCCGCTGTGGTTGGGTAGCACTGTACAGCCACTTCACCAGTCTTGGTGTCAATCTCATGACGAACGCCAAATGCCGCAGTTGTATCTTTACGAATCCCACGATACCCTTTCGAGTCGGTCGTGGTGATTTCTTTCATTCTTGCGTGAATCTCGTCATTGAATTCAGCACCCACAATATTGTACTCCTGCTCTTCTACCACACCATTTTCTTCCAACCATTCCTCAGACGGAATAGTGAAACCTCCGCAACCACCAAAGCAGTGGGCACCCTTGTGACGGCCATCTGTATCCTTGCCGTACACCATCAGGTTATCACCGCTACGGTCGTGGCCCTTCTCGACACACTTTGGGCAAGCTACCTTGCCATATTGGTATAGATCGATGCCGTATTTCTCTGCAATTTCAAGACTCGTCAAGCAGTATCCTCCAGAATTGTAACCACAATCGCCAAAGCTGTAAGCTCAGAATATTCTTCTATGAGAGCTTTCTTTGCGTCAACAGCGTCAGTAAAGTAGTTGAATTTAATAACGTCAGTGGATGAACCGAAGTCTGTTATCACGGTTACATGTAGTGATGTACTCATACAACCTCCACTTCCGATGGATCAAAGTGAAGTGCGTCCAGAGCATCTTCTGGGTCTTGTTCGGGATCGAGGTCAACACACAGGTCGCCATCAGGCCACACCTTGGTGATAACACCAGTCCAGCCAATCAGGTTGCCTTCTGCTGCAACGTATGTTTCATCGTAAGAGTCATACACCACTTTAATGCGATCACCAGCTTTCATTCATGTTCTCCTTTCTTGTGTTTACGTTTACGACGGTATTTAGTACGGTCGCGTTCAACCTTGGGGATGTTAACACGTCGATTCGGTCCTGCCAAGGGATTTCTGATTTTATTGTCCAACGTCATATTCTCTCAGGAATGTGTGAAGTGCAGAGTCTACCACAAACCTCTGGCTGTCGATAGCATTTTCTATATGAATCAAGAACATAGGACCGTGCATCCCTTGTGCGGACTGAACACGCACAGTGTAGCTACTGTCCCGTTGTTGTACACGCTTCTCAAGAGCGTCACAGAAATTAAGGATTTGACCTTCGGTAATCATAATATCTCCTATCTATAGGCGTGAAAAAGCCCCACCGTCAGGCAGGGCTCAGTCATTGGTTTCATGCTAACGACAGCTCGGTGCATTGCCAGCGTCCGTCACACAGATACGTCTCAACGTGTATCCAAGATTTGGAGAAGCTTTGTAGCGATACTGGTTAAAGCTTTAAAAGGTTGAGGGTTCCCGCCCGAAGCGGAGAGCATCTTAATCTTTTAGCTTTGCAGCTTTCCTATTTGAACTTTGATCTTAGTCAATGCTTGGATAGGGCGTAGCAGCCCCATCAATCTATGCTTAGATTTGGTTAGAATACCATTCTTAATAGGCTCCCCGGATATACCCCCGAGGAATGGGTTGCGTGAATTTAGGCAATTCGTCGCAGCATGGTAAACTTGTTTACAACTCTGTTAGGCTTCGATCAGAGTCTTGGCGTTTGCCTCAGACAGAGCGAAGTCCACTTCAAACAGGAAGCCATTGATATCTGCTTCCATCTTGCTGATCACAGCTTCCAGACCGCTTGGATCAAGTGGTGCGGTGATGTTCGAAGCGGTGTAAGGCTTGCTGATGGCCTCCAACTCTTCTTCGGTAGCCTTGCGATCCTTACCGACAGCAGCTTGAATCATGGTGTCGATACGGCCTTGCATTTGAGTGTTGTTACGTTCGATAACAGAGCGAACCTGACCCAGTTGTTGCTGGAGAACAGCCTGAAGGGCACGCTCTTTATCGATAGAGCCTTTACGCTCAATGGCCTCAGCCACAGTCAGCTCTTTACCGTTGATGGTGACGGTGGTCACAGCATTCGAACGGATGATTGCAGCCTTAACTGCTTGGCGACGGGCGATCAGGTCTTGAACCGATTGCAGGTTTGCCTTCAACAGATTGGTGGCTGTCTGAAGGTCTTGACCATTGGTAGTCTTGCCACCAACAGTAACAGTT